TCACTAAATGTTTTAACATCAAATCTACCTGTTATTAAATGATACCCATTCTTAGTTGGTATTACCATTTCAACTTTTGGCCCTTCAGGTCTGAGATAGTTTATAAATTGTGTCACTTCAGTAACCGCATGATAGTCGGTCGTATCGATATCAACAATCCAACGTTTCTCTTGTGTTTTAACTTGTCCCACAACAGAATCAAATAAACCTTTTTGTTTATGATTACCGTCTTGTATTCTTTTAGCAAGATCAACCATCATATTCAATGACACGTCCGTATGATTTTGTTTTTGAACGTGGATATAAGCACGAGCCTTAAACATCTCACAAAGTTGTTTAATCTCATCATACCTACGATCCAAGTGTTCAATGGATTCAATACAATATGATTTAATTGTTCTAACTGACTGGTGATTATCTCTTTCCCCTTCAGGTTGGTCCTTCTTTCGTTTAAAAACGTAAAGCATATAAAAGTCACCTTTGTTTTCAAAGTTAAGTAATCCTTTTATTTGTTCTATGTTATCAATCATTATTATGTTTTTATAAATAATATTTTTAATACCAACATATATTAGTATTGAGGATTTTGTTCCTCATATAACATATCTCTTAACATTTTGTTCTCCTCAACCAATAACTCACACTTCTTAGCATCTTTCAACATTGAGTAAGACATCATTGACCCGAATACACATCCGATTACAATCCCAATAACAATAGCAATTTTATCAATCTTATTTTCCATTTTATATAATTTTTATTTATTTTTCATTAATTCATCTCGTTTAAAACTTAACTCTAAATCTAAAGAAGCCCTAACAGACCAAACCAAATTACGATCAACTTTATTACGATCCATTTGTTTTTCAAAATTGCGGACTAAAATTCTTGCGGCAAAAGTTTGTTGATATGTCTCACAAGAGTCAATTACTTTTCTTACCCATTTCTCTACGTCTCCGTAATGTCTACTTCTATTTTCCATAACTTAATCTTCAAATAAATTTTCCAAATAATGACACATATCTCCAAGCGGATGTCCGTGTCCTTCTACAAATCCTAGACTATCTAAGAAATGATTATTCTCTTTTTTATACATCTCAAACATACGACTACCTGTCATCTTTGAGTATTGTACGTTAGCAATACGATCACACAACTTAACAAAGACAGCTCCTGGTGTATTTCTAATACCTTCGTAATATTTGTCGTTTGCTCGTTCCTTACGGTTCTTACCTTTTTCATTAGTAAGAGCGTAGATGATATCAGCGGCTTCTTGACCCAAATGATTCTTCACATCATTGTATGATACACGAGTGTCCTCAATCAAATCGTGACCCCAAGCCGCCATAAGCACTGATCCTCTAAATGAAGTTTCCCCATCATTTCTATCTGGTACAGATTCAATAAATTCCTGTGCGTTGTTTGAAACCATTCTTAAATGGAACTCATATGGAAGATACGTATCATATTGATGATTCGTACTTTTGTGTTGTTCTAAAATCCAATCTATCTTACTCATATCACAAATATAATAATTTTTATTGTTCGTTAGTAGGTTTTAACCACATTAATTTATTCTCAAATATATATCTCTTTAAAGTTGGGTAGTCATTCAACATATCTAACGTACCCATCGTATCGTGTTTGAAGCACTTATATAATTCTTCACGGATCCTATCTGTTGATACTACACTCATCTTATTTTCATAATCATAGTTGTTGATGTAGTAATCTAAAAATTTTAAACTGAACCCTTTTGTGATTGCAAATCTTACCGCCCTTAAAACACGAAGTGGATCATCATTAAATGTTTGCTCAGGTGGTAGTGGAGTTATAAGAACCATTCGTTTTAAATCATTCATTCCATCAAATAAATCAATGATCTTACCATCATCCCCTTTAGCCATTGCATTGACGGTAAAGTCTCTACGTTCTAAATCGTCTTTAAGGGTTCCTGGTATAACGATCGGAGTTCTTGTTCCTTCCACGTACCCAATCTCTTTACGAGCCATTACGAAGTCTGCAACTCCCTGATACTTGTGATCCTTCGGGAACTTTGCTCTGATGGTAAAACAATCAGGTGTTGATAGGAATATCTCAAACTTTTCATTTAAAAGAAATGTCTCCAATACCACAAACATTTCGTGAGCACTTTTATACTTTTCCAATAAGGATTCGCTTGGGACCGCAACATAGTCCACATCCTTGGATTGAAGACCTAAAATCTCATCCCTAATTTTACCCCCGACTTCATAGAATTTAAACATATTACAAATATAGTATTTTTTTTCTAAATAAAAAACCCCAACCTAAAAAGATTGGGGTTAGTGTTAAATTTCTAAAATAAGTAAGTCCTTTATATCTTCACACCAACAATGTATGGTACTACTAGAGTTTTTTAAATTGTTACCATATAATTGTTTTAATGTTGTCATTTCATCGTAAGCATCATTAGTTAAAGCATCCCAGAAATCAAAATATATATAATCAAATTTTTGTGTTGGTATTAAAGTGTGGTATTGGAAAACATCACCTTTAACAATTGTAACCTTATTTAAAGAATCGTTTTCTTTTAATATACCACCAATGTAATCTATAATATCCTGATCAATCTCAAGAATGGTTATAGAATTAATATTAATATCATTTAATAAAGGATACACTATTAAACCAATACCTAAACCAACTATTAATACATCACCATTAACGTTATCTAAAAAATTTTTATTTGTTACCATTTCAAATGGTCCACTATCCATTACATATTCATTTTGATTTCTTCTAAGAGTGTATTGTGTTGGAAACTCATTAACAAAATTACCCTTCCCATAGAAGTTTATTATATTCTGAGCCGACACCATTTTACCGGTAGTTTGTATTAAATTGTATTTACCGAAATTAATCTCAGTGGGATAATAAGATGATAAGTCCACGTAGTTTCTCATATAGTTGTTTTTTATATAAATACAAATTTTAAAATAAAAAACCCCAACCTAAGATTGGGGTTTCTACTAAAATAAGTTTGATTATTTAATAATAACCATGTTTGTGTTTGAAATTGGTACTCTTAAGACAGGAATAACTGTGGTAGATTCCTCATCCATTTTTTTCATGACTTCATAATACCCTTGTTCAATTTTCACTGTCGGTACATTTTCAAAATATTCAATAGTATTAGATCCTTCTCTACGACCATCCAACAATTGAACCGTTTTTGTTCTCGTATTAAAAACTAATGTCTGCATATTAATTAGTTTTTATTTAAGTTCAAAAACATTCCACTACTACCTGCCATTGTTGTTGGTAATTTCCCATCCCAAGCCTGTGCTTTCAAATACTCAATATACATTGGAGTAATCTGATTTTGTTTAATCTTGATTGCTTGTGCCGCAGCATAAGCATTAATGATCATTTCCGCAGAGTCAGCTCGAGCCACCGCAACTTTACGTTTACCTTCAGCAATTGCAGTTAACGCTTGTTGTTCAGAAGCCTCAGCTTGTTGGATCGCCTTTGTTTTAGCAATAATAGATTCCTGTAACGCTTCAGGTGGTGTGATGTTGGTACGTAATTGTGATACGTTAAACCATTTAGATAACCTCACATTACACTCAGCAACGATTGATGCTTCAAATGCTTGTCTGTGTCCAAAGATACTATCAACTTCCCAAGTGTTAGCCACGTCATTCACGGCTCCGATGATCGCGTTTTTCAACCATCCTTGTTCAACTTGTTTTACATCCAATCGTAAATTCACGAACATATCTCCAATATTTGCCTCTTTCAAAGAGTAGTTAAATGTTGGTTTAATAGTTGCTGGGAATCCACCTTTTGTAATTACTTGTTGGTCATCATACTCAATGTGTTGTTGGAACGTAGGAAACTCTAACATTTGTTCTGTCCAAGTATTATAAACCACCCATCCTGTTTTGTACTGGTAGTTTGTTACCCCACGTTGAGATCCAACCAAACTAACTTTTAATCCTTTGTACCCACTATCCACTTTCTCAAGGGCAAATGGTTGGATCATTGATAAAATTAAACTGAACACAAAAACCCCGATAGGTTTGATTAACCAACTTGTTTGAAATGTTTCTCTGTTGTCTCCCCATCGGTCTGCTTCAACTTTAAACATAGTTCCTCGTGTTTTTAATGCAATGAGGATTGCCGCAATTAAACCTGTAATAAAAATTAATGTACTAATCATTTTCTTCTTCTTTTTTTATAATATTATAAACTAAATTAATTATTAGCTTTAATGTGAAAACCGTGTAAGCTAAAGCTACTAATACCGCCACGATTTGGATTACTGAATTTATTTCTCTGTTTATAACATATTCAAAAAATGTGTTTATAACTATCAAATAAATCATTGTTAGTATGATGACTCCCCATGTTCCTAACCTTTCTACTTTAAACATCTACTTCATTTATCTTTTATTGTATTACGTAATTCAAAATATACAAAACTATTGCGACAGTTCCAAGTAAACCAACCAATATTATTTCTAAATCTTTCTCTTTCATTTTTTACCTCCATTAATTCTTTTTTTAAGTTCAGTACTTGAGAAATTGTGTTTTCTTTCGTTGTAGTATAGTACAATACTTCTATCTAAACATATTTGTTTTGCGGTAAAATCCTTACCCTTATAATCTTCACCAATGATTCTCACATCTAATTTTAATGTCTTGAAAATGTCTTCTAAATCTTTTTCAGTTTCATACGGTATGATCTCGTCAACGAATTTACAACCTTTTAATTGAACATATCTTTCAACTACTGATTGTATTGGTTTATTCTTTTCAGGTCTATCAATTGTTGGATCTGTTTGTAATGCGATAATTAAATAATCACATTGTGTTTTTGCCTCTTCTAACATTTTTACGTGTCCTGCATGAAATAAATCAAAGCAAGAACAAGTTATTCCTATTTTCATTTCTTGTGTTCTTTTAAAATATATGGTGGTTTAATTCTTACTTCAGAACCATCACTATTGAAGTAATATATTGTGTCTCCGTCAAAACTAATTGTGTCGGTAAACCATATTGCATCGTGCATTGGGTTTGGTCCTGATGTTGGTACGTATACTTTACCATGAATTTCGTATTTATATTCTTTATATGTACAGGCAGTTAAGACCAATAACATAATTAAAATTAATTTTCTCATAAATTTTCTTCTTTGATTTTTTCGTGTTTCTCTTTGAACTTATTGATTAACTCAACTAACTCATCAATTGAATCAAAAGCCCATCTTTCTGTTTCAATGACGTAGAAATCCCCACCTCCACCATTATCGGTTTTGATTGTTAAGAACTGATCTTCAGTAGAATTACAATCCGCATCTTGAGCAAATGTTACTTTAAATTCCTGACTTAATATTTCGGCCTTTTTTATCATATCTTATTTTTTATCAAAGATATGAAATTTAAACGGATAAATAAATTATTTTTCGGATTTTATTTTTGCCACAACCATATGAATGGTTAATAAAACAAATGTTAATAACATTGATGTGATTTGTATAATACTTTCTAATTTTTGCATAATAGATGTTTATACAAATTTGATGCCACCATTAACCATTTCAACTTCACACACACCTTCGTCTACCGATAATATTTTATCAATATCTTCCGGAGTTAAATTCAATCTCTCAGGTTTAGTATGGATCTTAAAACTTCTAGTTAAAGTTAATTTAGGATCCTTAATCAAATTTAATACGATCTCGTTCTCACATTTAACAATCATTGGGTATTGTCCGTTCACGGTTACAATTGCCTCATCTCCAACAAATATCTCTTCAGTTGATCCAAGATATGGTTTTTCATCAATTACAAATAATTTTACTCTAGTCATTTTTCTTTCTGTTATATATATGATTATGATTCCAATTACCACATTGATCACAAGGTTGGTAGTCCATTGAATTTTCAACGTCATACTCAAACTCATCACCTTTATCTATAATCATTTGGGCAATTTCACCCCAATCATTCATACTTAATTTATTTTTTATTACTTTTAAATTATCAATCATTTTATCCTGTAGATCACTAACATACTCAGGAGTTCTTTTTTCATATTCGTGAGTAAATAAAGATTCATCATCTATCTCTACATCAACACCAAAACAATTCTCACTCAACGTTATCTTATTCATATTCTTAAATTATTCTTATAATTCATATCCATAATATAATTCTTTAAATTTTTAACTAAAGATTCGGCATCAGATTTCTCATACATATCAGGATATCTTTCAGACATTTTATTCGTTTCTTCCATATCACGACAACTTGTTAGTATGTCAGATAACATGGTTTTTAACATATGTTCCTTATCGTATGAATCTTCAATCTTTCTTTGAAGTACCATTTCCTCAAGTTCTCTTGTATAATCAACAAGTTCCTGAACTTCAGGTTCATCCATCAGATGTTTATTATTTTTGAATATTTGATTTATGTTCTTCATAGTGTTTATCACATAATGTTGTGTACCAACCTATATTTGTTCTTAATTCTCCCTTTTCTCCACAGGTCTCACAAGTTTCATAACTTAGTTTCTCCGCAACCCCTATTCTTTTATGTACCCCATCTGAAGCACCATTAATATAAAATCTTAATCCACCAAACTTTTCTTTAACCTGACAAGTTTGTTTGTCCCAACCTAACTCTATTAGATCACTTATTAGATCCTTAATTAACGGATACCACCCAACACCAACACTAAAGAACCCAGACCCCTTAATAGGTGGTCTATCTGAATAATATCCATTCTCAAGACCACCTATCGATTCCAAAAACTTATCCATTTCTTCTTTATTCATCTTTCAAAAATTTAATAATCTTTTCTTTAACCCCACATTGTTTAAGTCCCTCATTAGACTTTGGAGTTAAAACGAAATTACTAATTGCCCAATCATCTTTCCAAGGTTCGCCATTCTTACCCATATCAAGGTCATCAACTGAAACCCAGTGAGTAACCTCAGGATGATCGTGTAGGTATTGTTGAATCTCAACGGTTCGTGTTTGTTCTAACTCCCATCGTGGTGACCATATAAATAAATCACTATGTGCAGTACAATTCTGAATGTTTGGCGTTAACGCAATTGGTCGTTTAGTAATACCTTGACTTTCGTAGTAATCACCAAGTTCTTCAAGTGTAGCGTGTAGTTTCCAATCTGAACTTACAACAATTTCACATCCTGTTTCTTCAACAATCTCATTTAATAACTTGATAGCCTTCTTATCAAAATCATCAAAACGATATTCAACAGGTGCTTCCTTCACATTTGGTGATGAATCAGGATTTGCTGAACGGTATTTTGCCCATTTTTTCTTTCGTCCGCCCCAATTATTAGAGAGACAAATTACACCATCGTTATCTAAAAATAATACTTTCATTTTTTTTATGTTATTGATCCAACCACATTATATTCTTCTTTAAACCATTCCTCCATAATATTATACAACTCACTTAATATTTCAGGATCGTTGTCATTAATATTAAATGTTCCAATTAATGGTTTCACCATTTTTATCCAATTAAGAAATATTATTTCTTCTTTAGGTTGGAACTCAAAATATACTTCACCCTCTTTATGATAACAAAGATTTTTTGGGCTACACACTAAATCACTGTAATGAGTATCCAAAAAATTTTTTATAACTATTTTTTTATTCTTTCCTATCATTTAAGAATTTATTAAAAGGGTGGTCCTTATCTTTATTGACTTTCCTAATAAAAGCCGAGACCATTATTATCAGTAAAAAAAGTATAAGTCCTACCATAGTACAAAAATAGTAAATTAATTTTAAATAAAAAACCCCATCTGTTGAAAATGGGGTTAATTTTTAAAACTTATATCTAACCGATAGTGAAACCGTTTGACCAAAAGTAATCTCTTGCCACCTATTATCTTCTGTGTCATATTTTTGATTACCATTTAGGTCTTGAAAGTATATAAGTTTTTGTGCTAATATATCTTTTATGTTTAATTTTAATTCAAACTTTTTATAAGTTTTTGATAGTTGGAGGTCAATAACATTTCTACCGTTTTCCCAAACACTAGGTTCTTGTTGATTACCAACAATATATATTCTAGGTCCAATAACATTATATGATAATGTCATATTAAAATCTTCTTTTTTATTCGTGTAAAATAACCCTGAATTAATGATGTATGGTGATTGACCTTGTAATGGTCTGTTACCCCCCGCACCTATAACCTCATCCATGTTAACCACAGATTTTATTAAAGATACATTACTATAAAGTGTAAGTTGATCCCATAACTTATGATTTTCAACTTTAGATAAAAACCCTAATTTAAATCTAAATTCTAACTCACCACCAAAACTTTGTGATCTATCTATGTTTGAAAAGTATAACTCAGGTGCTCCTGATGTTCCAGTCCTATTTATAGTTTCAATAGGATTATCAAAGTTTTTGTAAAATCCTGACAAACTTATAATCTGACCACTACCAGGATAAACTTCATATCTAATATCACAATTAGTTATCTTAGTTCTTTTTAAGTATGGATTACCTGATGTAATATTATCTAATATAAAGTTATAGAAGTTAAATGGAGCCAACTCCCTAAACTCAGGTCTTGATACCGTTTGACTAATACTTCCTCTTAACTTCATTTTTTTATTGAAGTTATAAATTATATTAACCGAAGGTAATAAATCAATCACAGTGGTATCAATGTTTCTATTTAGGTTACTCCCAAATTCAATGTAGTTAAAGTTTTGATTGTAAGATTCTAATCTAACTCCACCCGTAAATCTCCACTTATCTAATTTGTAATCAACCATAGTGTAGAAAGAGTTTAATAATGAATTCGCATTATAACTATCATCTACTTTGGTTGCCTCATCTAATTTAAAACCACCCTGACCATTACTCAAAAGACCCATATTCTCAATAGAAAATATTTGATCCATAGGTAATAAAAGTAAGTTACTATTAAAGGTACTACCGTTTGGTTTATATTGTGAAAACCCAAAGTTTCTTGATTGAAAGTCTTTCATTCTAAATTGATTCCATCCACCGATTTTAATTGAATTAACCTCTTTAAATGGAATTGTTAGATCATATCTAGCGCTTATAATTTTTTCATCTGATTCGGACCAAAACATATTACCGGCTGCCGTTGGTATGGTACCATTCTGTTGAACCACGGCAACATATTGTTCTGTTGGATCATCCTCATTTAAAGAGTATTTTCTATAAACTACTCTCCTTAGGTTTGGTATGTCTCTTTTAACATTACTATAACCAACACTCCAATTAAATTTATTTTCTTTTATCGTGTGGATCCCAAGTAATTGATTAGTTAAAAAGTTATTTTGAGTATACCAAAAATTTGTAGACTTTTCCCATTGTCTTGGATCACTATCCAATTCTCTTACACCATTTCTAACGTTAACCTTATCTTCAGAATTTACGGAATAAATGTTCTTAAACTTGATGGTGTTGTTTTCATTAATCTTATAAACCAAATTTAACATACCACTATTCAAAACACTCTGAGTAAAGACAGAATCATTTAGTTCCATTTTCTTAACCACACCTGTCGCTTGTTCCTCAAACTCTCTTCTAACAATATTATTATAGTTGAAGTTGTTTTGGTAGTTATATGTTAAAATGAAACTTAACGTTTGTTTCTTTTTTAATTTAATGTTTCTACTTAATGTATATTGAATAGATGGGTTAGGTAACGCAAGTCTATCTTTAGTTGACCAAGTAAAATCCATTAGTTTTGCAACCTCAGACCTTTCTTGTTTTGATAAGTTTTGGAAATCAATAGTTCCGTTAATATTTGGTAACCCTCTAGATTCAACATCATATGTTTTAAAATTCCTAAATGTTGCAATTGTATTATGTGATCCACCAATCTGTATTGTATGAGTATTTTCATTTTTAGGTTCGGAAGTATTGATATCAATTATACCACCGGCAAACTCACCAGGTAAATCAGGGCTAGCAGTCTTCATTACCATTAGATTATCAATCATGTTTGATGGGAATATATCAAATGAAAAAGATCTCTTATCTGATTCCGAACTTGGTAAAGGTAGTCCGTTCAATAATGCGAAGTTATATCTATCATTAAGACCCCTCACAACCACGAACTTATTATCCACAACACTTATCCCACTTACACGTTTAAAAACATCAGAGACCTTAGAGTCTGGTGTTCTCTTAAAGGTCTCTGCGTTAATTCCGTCTACAGATGTAACACTATTTCTTTGTAGTTTTACAAGTTCTGTTGTTGATTCTTTATTAATTTTAAAGGTAACTGTAACCCCCTCAACATTTCTAACTGAGTCTTTTTTAAATGTCTCAGATGGTTGAGCTAATAATTGTATTGGTAGTACCAATAATAACGTCAATAAAAATTTCATTCCTATTATTTTTTAACTATAACTTTTTCCGTATGACCATCAGCATTGATGATATAAATACCATTTTCCAAATCCGATAAGTCTGTATTGTTTTGTTTTACAACTTTACCCAATGAATTGTAGATTACAAAATTTAAAGATTTTTTATCAGAATCAATACTGATTAAACCTTCTGTTGGGTTAGGGAATACTTTAAACGATGTTTTGATTGTTTCACTAATACTATTAGTTAAATCACCGAATTTATCATTTGT